AGGCCCGGAACAGCCTGGCGCCCAGCCTTCCCCTGCCCCGACGGCAGCCCCTGCAAGCGGGGAGACGCGTTCCTACGGCATGATTTGGACTGCTTCTGCGGCGAATTGTGCAAGGGCGAAACCTGCTGCCTCCGGTGTCCCAAGGCCAAGACAGCATATTATGCCTGTGAGCGCATGTGCTCCAAGGCCAAGGCCGCCCGGAAGTTACAACGAGAAGAGGATGAGGCTATAGCGGCCAAGCGCGAGGCGGAGATCCAGGCGAAAATCCGGGAAAATGTGCAGCTCCGGGCCAAGAGGCTTGCCGCAGCAGCCGCCTGCGTTGGCCGGCGGCCCGCCCCCCCCAGCCGATGCCGCTGGGTTAGACGATAATTCCCCCATCTACATCTCAGACTATGGCCGGAGCATGACGGCGGGAAAACTGCGGGAATGGGCCGCGGGCCAGTTCGCGGAAGATGATAGGCTGTATCCCAGCACTCTGAGCCCCAAAGACTACAGCGACCCTGCCAGGCTTGCCGAGGAGCTGGGGTGCTCCACGGACTACCTGTTGGGCGTCACGGATCATTTGACGTCGGCGGCCCTGTCCACGGCTCCAGATCGGGAGGGGGACGGCCCCTGGCGCTGGTGGCCGGAGCAGCCGCAGGAGAGCGGCCTTTACTGGTGCATCACGGGCCCTATGTCCCACGGTGGTAGTCTCTACTGGTGGAACGCCGAGGAGGAGCAGTGGGAGCACCCGGCCATGGCCTTCCGGATGTCCCCAACCGTGACCCTTTGGATGAAGTGTCCCCAGTTGCCAGAGAGCATGAGCTGGGAGAGACAGGAGGTACAAGATGGCGAAAAGTAAGAAACCACACCGCCGCCCCGGGCCGGGCAAGCCCCAGGGCGCGACCTATGCCCAGGTGCTGGCCCACAAGGCGGCCGTCCGAAAGGGGCTGGAGCAGGCCGCCCGGGACGCCACGGTGCAGGTACAGGCGGATACCCATACCCAGCGGGCCATGTGGTTGATGGTGTGCTCCATCGCCGACGCCTACGGCTTCGGGCCGAAACAGATGCAAAAGTTTTTCTCTGCTCTCCAGGACAACACGGACGAGCTGGAGCGGATGCGGGCTGAGGTGGACGAGGAATACGCCTTTGAAAAGCTCCGCCAGAAGGCCCAGGCTGTTACCGGTATGGAGGTACATTACCTCTATGAGCAGGAGGCTCTGTTGGCAGAGATGCGGGCGGCCAAGGATGGGGTGTCAGCCCATGAGTAAGCGGATAATCCAAACCACACCCAGCGGCGAGTGGGGCATCCCCGGTGTGGATCTGGCAACCCTGCCGCCCAGGGTGTACGGGGCGCTCTGCAAACTCAAGGACATGGAGGCGCTGCTGGAGGTCATCAACTCTCCAACCGCTCGGGCGTGGGAGCGGGACGACGCCATCGAGCAGTTAATCCGTATGGGCAAGTAAAGAGCCGGAGGTGGAGAAGTGAAAATGAAAGTACCTCCAGAATTCGAGAGCGTTTTCCAGAGTGTCGAGTTGACGGAACGCGAAATCGGATTTTTGACCTGGCTGGCGGGATGGGATAGCCGCACGGTTGAGAATCTTAAATCGCTGATTCAGAAAATCCGGGCCACACGAGTAATCGGTAATGCCCTCCAGACCAGCAACGAGTCGCTGGCACCATCGGCCAGTCGCCCGCCGGAGGTATCGCCATGAGACACCAGTACACCCGCCAGGAGCTGGAATCCATCACCCAGGAGACCGCAATCTACATTGAGGGATCAGGCATAGCGCAACTCCAATGGGGCGGTTTGGAGATTGCTCAGGGCGTGAAGGACGGGTACCTATACTGCAAGCACATCAAGCCGTTTGCGATGGATTTGTACGGCCAATACTGGACGGCCTTTGATGGGCTTCCGGAGGAGAGCACCGCATTGGGCCAGGAGACCAACGCCGACCGCATCCGGGCCATAAGCGACGAGGAACTGGCAACCATGCTCAACCGCTTTGCGGAGGGCGAGGATGCGCCTCGCTATTGCAGAAACCTGCCGGAGTGTGACGCAGACATGGAAGCAGACAGCCTGATCCCATTGGAGCGATGCCAAGCGTGCCTGCTCCACTGGCTGCAACAGCCGGCGGAGGGAGATGTGAGCGGTGCACGATAATATCGTAGACATCAATGCCTATCGGCGGGATTGCAGCAACTGCCTCTGGCATGATGATGCCCACAGGGCATGTAAGCGCCCAGGCGGCTGGGAGTGGGACAGGAAGTTTACCCGCTGCATCTCATTCCGGTGGCGGAACAGTCCGCCGGGGAGAAGGAAAGGAGAAACTCAACATGAAAAATAAGGACCTGCGGAGATTGCGCTGTCTGGTGAAGGCGCAGACCTTGTGGCACCTGGAGCGGCTGGCCTATCTGGACGGGTGCGGTGATGTGGGCCGTATGGTAGACAAGTTGACCCGGGACAAGGTGCTGGCCCTCCGCCAGTCTGCCGTCGGGCCATGGGCGGGCCGCTACGTGGCCCGGGCCAAGCGGGTGGACTGATGGCCGAGGGGCCGTGGTATTGCACATGCCAGAGGGCGGGGCCCCTGGTCAAAGAGTGCCGGGCGATTCGTCCCCGGCTGGCCCGCACGGACTCCAGGGAGGACCGGCGGGATAAAAATGAGATCATCCGCTCACCGCACTCAGCGGTGTGCCGGAGTCAGGCCGACCGGCTGGAGCTGAGGCTTGCGCTGTTTGGCTTTGAGGGTACACATTACACGCTCACCTATGATTCAGTCCATCTTCCACGGACCTTTCGGGAGGCCATGGCCACCAAGCGGGCCTTCATGGCCCGGGCACGACGATTCAATGAGGGGAAGCCGTTTGACTGGATTGCCTGCGTGGAGGGACTGCACGGAGACCACCGCTACCACATCCACCTGGTCCTGCGGTACAGTGATTTCCCGCCGGCTGTGGTACGCCACCTGTGGCGGGCCGGGGAAGGGGGCGGGGAGCCGGTGCTCATGCCCACCGGAGGCTATCGCCGGCTGGCAGAGTATCTGACAAAGGAGCGCACCGACGGCATCATCATCCCCATCGGGCGGCGGCCGTGGAACTGCTCCAGGAGCTTGTCCCAGCAGTTGCCTCCGCCGGAGCGATGGAGGGATGAGAGCGGCATCATCGACATACCGGACGATGTGCTGTGGGCCAGGCGAGGCGAGCGGTCCAACTCGTTCGGGGCATACGCATACGCCAGCTACATACAAAGCAATTCTTCTTTTAATTTGTCGCGCGCGCCCGCGTGCGCGCCCGCGCGCATTCAATCTTGAAATCTAGTGGAACAATAGACACACGGAGGCGAAAACCGTTGCAAGGAACCCGAGAAAGTGATAAACTACATGTGAGGGACGGGTGGGTCACCTGCCCCGTCTGCCGGAGAAACAGGCATCTGCTCCGGATCGGAGCCGATACTGAGGCAACAGCACTTCCGGTCTATTGCCGGGATTGCAAGACCGAGATCATCGTGGATATTTCCAGAGGCCAGTGCGTAGAACGCCGGAGCCCGACATGATCCCATTGTGGGACGTGGTCGGACTTCGGCGTTTTTGTTTGCCCGTGTGGAGGTGATAGCCCATGCCAAACAGACCGCTCCGGCCTTGCCGGTACCCCGGATGTGGCCGGCTGGGGAGCCCCGGGTACTGCCCCGAGCACAAGCCCCTGAAAGCGGCCCGCCGTGTGTCCGCCCAGTGGCACGGTTGGTACAACCTGCCGGTCTGGACCAAACAACTCCGACCGAACCAGCTCATGCGAGAGCCGTTCTGCCGGGAGTGCGCCAGGCATGGCAAGCGGGTTCAGGCCACGGTAGTGGATCACATCACGCCGTTCCGTGGGGACTGGGCCCTGTTCATCGACCCGGCCAACCACGAGTCGCTGTGTGAGACCTGTCACAACCGGAAGACCGCCAAAGAGATGGCCGCAGAACGGCGAAAAAACGGCCGCTAAACTCGGCGGCTTGTCCCTGACAGGGCCGGGACGCTTGGGCGCAGGCGCATGGGCGGGGGTACCCGTGGGCACGCGCAGGGTCAAGCCTTCGGCTTGACAACACACCTCCCCCCCGCCCTGGAAAAGTTTAGGGCAAAGGACTCAAGACCGCATGGCCTGGTGCATGCAGCAGATTCTCCCCACGGGGATGCTGGGGCCGGCGGCTCCGAGAAAACGGCCTACAGGCACCCGGCGGGCCCCATTGGCCGGCGGAAAATGTGTCCAAGTTGGACACCGACAAGGGAGTGAGAACAATGGCTGGAAAACGGCAGCCCACCGACATCGTGAAGGCCAACGGCCGCAAGCATCTGAGCCAGGCGGAGGAGGACGCCCGGCGGGACCGTGAGGTTCATGTCCCCTCGCCAGAGCAGGCTGTGCCGCCCCGGTGGCTGGGGAAGAAGTTCCACAAGGAGTTCCGGGAGATCGGCGAGATCCTGCGGACGGCCGGGCTGTATACAGAGCTGGACCGGGATGTGCTGGGCCAATTCCTGGTGGCCAGGGAACGCTGGGTACGGGCCGATAAGCTGGCCTCTGCCGCCATCCGGAAAAAGGACGAGAAGCTGGCCCGAGAGTGGACGGGTGTGCAGGGGTCCTACTTCAAGCAGTGCCGCCAGTGCGCCGAGGCTATGGGCCTGTCCATCACCTCGCGCTGCCGCCTGGTGGTACCGGAGGTGATGGTCAACGCGGCCAGGACCGAGGGTGACGAAGACGAGTTTACTCAGCTCCTGAAGAAACGCCAGGAGGCGGCGCTGGCCGGGGCATGATCCAGTATGACAAGACCGCCGGGCAGTTTGTCTGCGACTTTGTGGAGCGCCTGCCTACCACAGACACGGGTAAGCCCTTCCACCTCTACCGGTGGCAGCGGGAGACGCTGATGGAGTTCTATTCCACGATGGAGTGGGACAGCGAGTCGGACCGGCTTCTGAGACGATACCAGTATCTCTTTCTGGAGATCCCTAAAAAGAACGGTAAGAGCGAGCTGTCCGCCGCTCTGGGAATCTACCACCTGTTTGGGGACGGGGAACTGAACGCGGAGGTCTATATCTGCGCCGCGGACAAGGACAACGCAAGTATTGTGTTCCGGGCGGCGGTGTTCATGCTGGAGACCGCCCCCTGGACGGCCAGAATGATCGCCCGCGGGGAACTGAAGATCATCCGGTCCCAGAAAAAGATCGAGTACCGGCGGCAGGTGAAGGCGGAGAACGGCGGCCTGCGCTGGGTTGTCGTGGGGCTGATGCAGGTGCTCTCCTCGGAGTCCTATTCCAAGCACGGCTACAAGCCCAGCTGCGTGATCTTCGACGAGCTCCACGCCCAGCCTGACAGGAAGCTGTGGGACGTGATGACCGGCGCGGCCGGCGCCGCCCACACTCAGCCTGTGTGGCTGGTGCTGACCACTGCCGGCGATGACCCGGACCGTGGCAGCATCGGCTGGGAGATCCATGAGAAGGCCGTGGCCATCCGGGACGCCCGGCGGCTGAGAACCATCGAGGCCGAGGGCGGAGACCCCAGGCAGATCCTGTCCCTGCGGCATACCGCCGACGAGGATCTGGAGCAGGCCAAGGCCACGCTGCTGGCCAAAGACGAGAGCAACTGGCTTCCCGTGCTGTACGGACTGACCGCCATGTTCGGGGATGACTCGGACGACCTGGACCAGGTGGACATCTGGGACGAGGCGCTGTGGTACCAGTGCAATCCTTCCCTAGGCGAGCACCTGACCCTGCGGGCTCTGCGGCTGGAGGCTCAGGCAGCCAAAAAAAGCGAAGCGGCGGAAAAGTTGTTCCGCTGGCTGCGGCTCAACCAGTGGATCTCCACCAAGGCGGTGAGCTGGATTCCACTGACACTGTATGACAAGACCCAATGGAACCGGCCGGAGTGGCGAAACCTGAAAGCCCCGGACCGGCGCCGCGCGGTACGGGAGTTCCTGCGGGGGAAGCGGTGCTATGGCGGGCTGGACCTGTCCAAGAGTACCGACCTGACGGCCTTTGTGCTGATCTTCCCTCCCCAGCCAGGGCTGGACACCTGGGTGACCCTGTTCTGGGCCTGGCGGCCGGAGGAGGGCGTGGACGAGGCGGAGAAGCACGACCACAGCCATTACCGGGACTGGGAGCGGGCCGGCTTCGTGGAGCTGTGCGAGGGAGACATCGTGGACTACAGCCGGGTGGAGGAGGTCATCCGTGAGGCGGCCGCCATGTTCCGCCTTGAGCTCCTGGGCCTGGACGCCGCCATGGCGTGGACTCTCTCTCAGCGGCTGATGACGGCTGGACAGAGAGGGAAACCGCTGGAGCTGGTGACCATCCCACAGACCATGCTGGGGATGTCCCCTGCCACCAAGAAGCTGGAACTGCTGATCCGGGAACACAAAATGCTCCATGAGCACAACACCTGCGCCCGGTATTGCTTTGGCAACGTGCGGTGTGCGGTGGACGGCAATGAGAACATGAAGCCCATGAAAAACCAGAGCCGCGGCCGCATCGACATCACGGTGGCCTGGATCATCGCCATGGCGGGTGCCATGCTGAAGGAGCAGCAGAAGCCGGACCTGGCCGAGGTAATGCGGACGAGAAACTATCACCTGTAGGCCGATGGCCGGAGAGGAGGAGACATGAAGAATCTTGTGAACTGCCTGGCAAAGCACCTGGGCGAGCTGGTGCTGGTGGGCGGCGCCGCCGTGGTGGCGGTGGGGGCAGGAATGATCTATCTGCCCGCGGGCCTGATCACCGGGGGCAGCCTGGCCATCGCCGGCGCGGTGCTGTCCCTGTGGGGAGCGGGTGAGGAGAAATGAGCCTGCGGAAAGGACTGGCGCGGGCCGGGAAGTCGAGTGCCGTTCGGAAAGGGCTGGCCGGCGTCGGCCGGCTCCTGACCCTGGATAACCCGGAGGGCTGGCTGAGCGGTGAGGAGCTGGTCGGTCTGAGCCGGGATCGGGCCATGAAGATCTCCACAGTCAACCGGTGCGTGGAGCTACTGTCCACCTCCATGGCGGTGCTGCCTGTCTACATCATGGAGGAGGGAACCAAGAAGCGGATGCCGGATCACCATCTGGGCCGGGTGCTGTGGGAGCGGCCCAACGAGGCCATGACCCCCTTCGACTTCCGGCGGCTGCTGATGTGCAACGAGCTCCTCCGGGGAAACGCCTACGCCTGGATCTACCGGGATGCCGGGAGCGGCCTGCCCATGGAACTGATCCCCCTGCCTCCGGACTATGTGTCCATGCACCTGGACCTGTCCGGCAAGGTGTGGTACCTCTTCACCCATCCGGTCACCGGCGAGGTGACCCGCATCCGGTGCGAGGATATGCTGCACTACAAGGCATATTCGGAGGACGGCCTGGAGGGGATCAGCGTACTGCGCCGGGCCTCCCTGACCCTGGACACTGCCCGGGCGGCCCAGCTGTATGAGAACAGCATCTGGCGCAACGGCGGCCAGCCCAGCGGCATCCTGACCACGGAGACGGACCTGGGCGACGAGTACGAGGTGGAGCTGGAGGACGGCACCACGGTGAAGATAGATCCCAAGGACCAGCTGAGGCAGTCCTGGGAGGCGATCCACAGCGGGCCGGGCAATGCCTTCAAGGTGGCGATCCTGGACATGGGCCTGAAGTATCAGCCCATCTCCATGAACAACACCGACGCCCAGTTCGTGGAGAGCAGCGAGATCCGGGTGGCGGATGTGTGCCGGTTCTTCGGGGTGCCCCTGCACCTGGCTTACGCCGGCAAGCAGAGCTACCAGAGCAACGAGCAGAACGGCATCGAGTACGTGACCTATACCCTGATGGGCTACGACACCCAATGGGGCCAGGAGGACACCTACAAGCTGCTGCTCCCAGGAGAGCGGGCCAAAGGGCTGCGGATCAAACGGGAGATGAAGGTATTCCTGCGGGGTGATACCACTGCACAGGCGGCTTGGCTCAAGGCCATGCGGGAGGTTGGTGCCTACTGCTCGGACGAGATCCGGGCGCTGGACGACCTTCCGGCTATCCCTGGTGGCCAGGAATACTACTCCAGCTTGAACTATGTTCCCCTGGAACTGTGGCGCATCCTGAGTATCATCCGCGCACTGGGAAAGACAGCGGGTGGTATCCCGGGGGAGCCGCCGCTGGAAGAAAAACCAGGTGGACAAGGAACCCCACCGGCATAGGAAGGAGAGAAGCCGAATGAATGAGATCCTGAAGGCCGCTGTGGTACAGCAGCAGGCGGTAGGGCCGGAGGAGTTGGCCCTCATCAATAAGCAGAGTCTGAGGGAGCTGGCGGCGGATGAGGTGTTCACCTTCCGGCTGGCGGCTTGTGATGACCAGGTGGACCGGGATAATGAGCGGTTTACCCTGGCGGCCCTGGAGGGCCTGGCTCCCCTGTTTGTGGGGCGGCCGGTGCTGATGGACCACAAGTGGTCCGCCGGTACCCAGACCGCCCGGATCTACGCCGCCGGCGTGGAGGAAGCGGAGAGCGTCCACCGGCTGGGGCGGCGGGGGGATATGCCCCCCGGCGCGACGA